CAATTTACTTGCAAGTTGTTCACAAGCAGCTTTCGGATTTAAATATTCCTGAGCGCTGATAGAACCTACAAATGCATTTACTCTTTCAAGGATTTTAGGGTCGTGTAAGTTATGAACACCAATACTTCCGTCTTCGACAGAATTAACTTCTGGTGTACCAACATTACCAGCACCGTACTTACCTTGTTTGTAGCCTTCACTTATATGTTGTTTTAAAGTTTTCATTTCTTTTCCTCGTTTTCTTTTTTATCTTCACTTTTTTCATTCTTATTTTCACTAGGTTTTTTATCACCTATTAAATCTTCTTCAAAATCTTCATACTCTTTATCTTTGATATGTTGTTTTAAAGTTTTCATATTACTCTGATGGAAAATTCATCCTGTTATCAGGTGAATCAACCTTCTCATCTACTTCGTACTCTTGATTTTTAGCACTTTCAACTAATCTAGTTGATAGTTGTATAGCACCAGCTAAAGCATTTAAATTGTTTTTCATTTGATTTAATTCTACTTCAACTTTTTGCACATTTTTTTTCATCTCTTCAAAGTCAGTAGTAAGTTTATTTCTTTCTTCTTCTAACTCTTCAAGCTTTATATATTTCATTTTAGTCATTGTATCCTTTTTAAAACTATGCTACGGTAAAATTATGTCCGCTAAGAATATTCCAATTAGAATTCTTAAAAATCAATGTTACAGTTTCACCAGGTGCGTTCAAAGTAATAGCTGTACCACCTCTTAAATTTGAAGGTGTAATTGTTACTGCATTTGTACCACTTGATGATATGTTAATTAGTGTTTTTATTTGTCCGTTTGCACCGTCAGCTAATGTAAGTGTCGCTGTTGATGATGTTGCGTTTACTTCGGTTACCGGTGTAATAATATCAATTGATTGTGATGAACCACTACCTGTAATAGCTTGTGATGTTGAATTTAAACCTAACCATGTAGGTATGTTATTAAAAACATTTTCAGCTGTGATTTTTTTATTAATTGGTGTTCCACTTGGGTCATCTACTATATGAAACAAGTCAACGCTTGCTAGACCGTCACCAAGATCGGTCAATTGTGTTATTTTCTTATCTGCCATTTTTATCTCCTGTTAACCTCTTTCGAGGGATGCTACTGTAGGTATATTCCTACATCACTTAGTTAATATATTTATAAAGGGGACCGAAGCCCCCTTTAATTAGTTATTATTATGCTACTACAGTAATTGTACCAGCCGCTGAACCAATACCAGCAATACTTGTGATAGTTGCATTAGTAGATGTTCCTGCGTCTTTGATAGTACCACTATTTAATGCTAATGGATTAGCACCGAAAACTAATACATCACCTGCGTTTGTAGCTGCGTTAGCGGCTGCAATTGCTAATGAGAATACTAATTCGTTAGTACCTGTTCCTGAAGTATATGCTAATGCATGTGGACCTCTACCTGTACCAGAACCTTGGTTTCCGTTAGTTACTGCTAAAGTAGGTGTACCACCTGTTGTTACTACATCAACTGCTTCATTAAATCTTAGTCTTGCTGAAAGAGTAAAACCTGCTGATTTATCAGCTACTGTTGTAATCCATTCAATTTCTGTAATGTCGGCTGCGCCGAGTTTTACTGCTAAACCTCTAAGTGCTACTAGCACTTCTGGTGTTGCACTTGCGTTGTCATTCCCTGATAGAATAGTACCTGCTTCTCTAACCCAACCTTTTGCTGAAGCGCTAACTTCAAGCTTCTCGGCTGTAGTCAAGTTTTTAGGCTTACTCTCGTCAGAGTCAGTTGCTCCCCATAAACTCATAATTTTTCTCCCTTTATAAAGTTATTATTTCGTTATAACGGTACTATTTATAATAAGAGAGGTGTTTAATTCCAGAAATTTGGGTCGGTCACTTCGTTATGGTCTACATAGCAGTTCAAGGACCATTTAGGAACAGTATCTTTTTCATTACCTACAACAAATACCTTGTGGTAATAATCTTCATTATTGAAAAATACTACTTCACCAGGTCCATAGGTCATTGTTTCCCACTCTTTGGTTTTATCATTTAGTATCTCAATTTTTGTGTAATTTTGTAGTCCGACAACCACATTTAGTGGTGCTGACTTTGTTTTTCTACCTGATTCTTTTGCGTCTTCTACAAAAACAACCTGGTCAAACTTTGATATATATTCTTCTCTTCCTCTTTTAGTATGTCCGATTGTGGCCGCATCATAATTATCTCTATGCATTTCTAATTCTGTTGTGGTACAGTTCCAGTTCCAAAGAAACTGAAATGGTTTTATTTTAACACCAACACTATCATTTACTGCGTCTATAATATGTTGAGGTAAATCGCCCTCATATAAATTATGATACCAAGTTCCCTTTCTACAAGGAAACTCGTCATGCCATTTGTAAACTTTTAAAGGAAATAAAGTATCTAACTCTGAACAGAGCTCTGTTACATTATACTTTAATGGGTACTTTTTTATTAAAGACATTATCTAAATCCATATTTTTTTAACTCGGCGATAGTTTGTGAGGCTGTCTTGAATTGAATACCCTTACCACCACTGGCAGTAAACTCTTTGGTATTCTTCTCATAATCATCAATTAATATAGTATTAGGACTTGCATAGTTCTTTTTATGACTTCTTATTACTAGATTGATTTTATTACTAGATATTCCAGTATTTTTCATAGCCCATTTTTTCTTGCCTGGAATGCAATTAGGGTCGTGAGCATGTTCTACATATGCACTTAAAATATGTGGATTGTACTTCTTAACAAAAGAGAATAATTTTTTACCCTCTGCTAACCACGGTCCGTCTGACCAAAATTTCTTGTTAGCAATGATAGGATTCCATCTCTCTTTTCTACCAAGTTTTGACCATTGATTAATTGTAAGACCCGTAGTATTCTCAATATTTTTTACAAAATCGAATAATACACCGTCCATATCAAGGTATATTCTAGGTAGATTTTTCATAGTGTTGTCCTTTTTAATTATGGTATACTATAACATATATATATTAAAAAGGCAATTGCGAAGTTGTCGCAGCTAATGGCTATTTGTCGTATTCCACCTTAGGTTCCATCTCAATTTTAGTAGCTTTTTCACCTGTCATGGTTTGTTTTCTTTTTAGGTCTTTAGGGTCATTTTTTTTATTAGGAACCATAGTTTCAATACCCTCATCTTTAGCTGTATATTTTTTATCTATCTTATTAAAAAATGCTTTCTTTTCTTTTGGCGACATGCCACCGATACCTTTACCGGCTTTATCTAGTTCTTTTTTGAACATCTTTTGGTAACCTGAATCTTCTCTGTAACTACCTTGTTTAGCTACAAGTTCTTCAATACTACCTGGTTTGTGTTTTAAATAGTTTGACATTACTTAACTTCCCTTTACTTGTTTCGCTAAATCTTTATCAGCGCCACCCCATGTACCGGATGATTTTGTTACAAATGAATTTACTCTAGCAAAAGCCCATTGTTGCTGTGAAGTACCAGGTCGGTGTCCACCTCTCCAAGCGGCCATGCCTCTATCATAAACTTTTTTTAGAATACCATATGGCATTCCAGATTTTTCAGCTTTATTTTTAAGACCTTTAATTTGTTCATAAATTTCTCTAGCTGGATGGTCTTTATTTTCTTTTTTCATTTTAGATAATTTATCTCCTATTTCATGTGCCTTTGTAATAGTTTTTTTATCAAGAGGTGGCTCATCATTAAATTTCTTTTTAGCAGTTGACATGCCTATTGCATATGCTTTATCTTTAGCCATCTCTACTAGTTTTGATAGTTGATTAATTTTAGCATGTTTAATTGCCAATTGAGTTGGTATATCCATGTTCTTAATCATTTTAATAACAGCAGGTGTAACATCTTTTTTAGTTTTATGTTTCCATACATTTTTGATATTTGCTAATTGAGATGTATTCATTTTAGGCATTAGATAATCTGCGTCTTCTTTAACAGGTTTACCTCTTACTTCAACATTTACTTGTATATAATCTTCTTCACTTTCTAAATCTACATAAATATCTTTTTCATCAATACCTTTATCTTGAAAGTATTTTTTTATGCTTTTTACATCTTGTTCAGCTTCATAATCCTGTGACGGTTCATATTCTTTTGTAGCAGTTAAACCACCTTGGCCATCATCTTCAACATCAATAACACCATCTGTAACCATATTTTCTAAATCTTTTTGAGCATCAAAAGTATCAACTTTAGGTTTTACATCTTTAATAGGTTCGTCTTTTGGTTTATCTGACTTAGGTTCTTTAATTGGTTTCTCGTTTTTATCAACAGCAGTTAAATTACCACCAATAGACTTGTGAGTTACTTTACCATCTTTACCATATCTACCAAATTTCATGTAAGATAAACCCATACTTTTTGCTTTATCTGAAGCGTCTGATTCATTTAAAGCATTCTCTTTTAATTTTTCTCTAAATTTAGCAAGTGTTTTCTTTTTTTCTTCTTCTTCTTTTTGTTTAGCGTCATCTTTAGCAGCTGCGTCTTTAGCCATTTTTGCTCTTAAATGTTTATATGCAACACCAACCTGAAGTAACGGCTCACCTGTTTCAGGATTAACCATTTTATCAGTTGCCGTTTTTGCCGTCTTTGCTTTATCTGTTTCTGCTTTTTGTTTTAGTTGAGCAATCTCATTTTCTTTTTGTTTTAATTCATTTTCTAATTTTTTTGGGTCATCTTGCTCTTTAATATCTTTTTTTTCTGCATGTTCAGCTTCACCATCTGGTGCCACATCAACCTTTTTCATTTTCTTTTTATCTTCTTCAACAGATTCAGGCACACAATTAGGTACCATCTTATCACCTTTTTTCTTCATGCCTACTTTTTTATAACCAACCCAACATGCTTCATAAACTGGATTGTAAAAATCTTCGTCTGCGCTTTCATCAATAGCATAACTTTCTGCTCTAATATCAGCCTTGTAAAAGTTTTTAAGGTCAGTAGCATACTTGTTAAGGTCTGCACCTTTACCATCTACTTTCATCACCATACCTTTTGCATTAA